CAAAGGGATATATTGTTGATGAGATGCATCGCTTTAATATCCTGTTAGAGTCAAGAGAAGTTTTTTTACATGCGTGTTTTGACAATGATGGTGACCCTGGTGTCGATTATCGCATGTCTAATAACTTTGTTAAAAATATGACCTTGCTAGATCGTATAGACGATCAAAAACCTATCATTGTACATCAGCATTCGACTGGTGGTGAGTGGACAGAGGGTATGATGATCTTTGATGCTATTGCTACATGCACTTGTCCAGTAGTTATAATTATGCATGGTATAGCTGCTTCTATGGGCAGCATAATCCCCCAGGCAGCAGACCTTCGCATAAATATGCCTAATTGTTGGTGGCTAATCCATGATGGGACAACAGATGTTCAATCCGACTTCTCTATCAGAATGGCAAAGGCATGGGCAAACTGGGAAGATATCACAGGCAAAGAGATGATGAACATATATGCGGGAGCATGTGCAAATGGGGCTGTCTATAAGGAAATGAGCGAAAGACAAATCAAAAACCACATCGCTAAGAAGCTTGAGAAGAAACAGGATTGGTGGCTATCGTCCGGGGACGCTGTAAGTCACGGTTTTGCTGATGCCATATGGGGCACAGAAAACTACGAGTCCTTAGAAGCAATCAAAAGCCATGTACTTTGAATACTGCAACTACAATAAATATATATATGATTACGGCAAAGAGCTTACCCATATCTTTGGGGCCGTTGATAAAGGGTTAGGGGGCTTAGCCCTACCTATCCATCTGATTCGCGAAGTGAAAGAATATATGCCAGCAGGAACGGTCCTAGCTACGGCCATAGACTATCCTTCTGGCTATAGCTCCCCCAAGACCCGTAGTCATGCTGTGCTCACTGCTCTTAAATCGAACGTCACAGCCATTGACTACGTACCCAACCAATATTTCGTTCGCAATAAGTTCACTGAGGTAAGCGAAGAGGTTAAGACTGCTCTGGCAATGTGCAAGGACTATGGGGCCACTCTAAGGGTATTTTTAGACTATCATCATATCAGTAATATCATCACATTCTCTCGTCAATTGGAGAAACTAGGGGTAGAGATAGTCTTTCCTACTCTTGGATATCATCATGACGATTTTTTTGATAACCTACTTAATGCAAAGATGGTAGAGAAACAAACTAGCCTTTCCGTCATCTTTAATGGGTATATGTGGACCCCCGAACACATGGAAATAATTAAAAAATCTAAGTTATTTGGTGCTAGACTGTATAATCTATCCCTTTGGTGTAAATATAAGCAGGAACAGGACTTGTAATGTTGGAATTAAAGGGACACTACGACTAAAAGTCGGAGTAATATTATGACTGATTTTAATATCTCGCTAGGTATAGACCACGGAATAACCAATGGTCTGCCTACATCTGGAGACAACGACATTGGAACCATTCGATATGGTGGCAATGTTGCAGACTCAACCTTCTTCAATGCAACAGCATTGGGTGGGCCAAACCGCGTAACAACCCTCGTATCTGGTGTTGATGGATTAAGTGGCATTTTGAGTGCTGGTCCTTTCAATGGTGGTGACCAAGTTATCCGTCGGGTGACAACCGATATCGCTAATGTTGCGAACAATGTTCTCTTGGCCGGTGCTTCTAACTCTGCGAATGGTCAATCTATCCATACTGTATTCAAGAATGCTGTCGTATACTACAAGAGAGGTATCCGTGAAAATCACTGGAATCATTTCTCTGGAGTATGGGAAGCTGGCTTTCCTGAAACTGCGAACTCTGGTATTTGGGATCAAGCAACTGATGCCGATCAAGGTGATGATGCCAGAACCAACACCACTGATGATGCAGCTCACCCAACTGCTGCTATTCCTGGTGAATTCGTTTATCGTGATGGTAGTCCAACTCCAGTACAGGATGACTACGCAGCCAAGACCCTATTTTAAGCTAGCCCTTTAACTCCTTTGAGGAAATCATCATGAGTGATCCTGCAATAATTGGAGGGATAGTTGCTATTTCAATAGCCCTGGTTAAGATACTAGACCTTGTAGTTAGCTCTTTCATTAAAAAGCTATTCCCTAGTGATGGGTGGCAAGAAGAAGAGAAAGACAGGGCTTTATCGTATTTGAATAGGTTGTATGAAATGCATGACAAGGTAGACGGCGATGGGACTCCTATTTGGTACGTTCCTAGATCATGGACAAAGACTCAAAAAGAAATCTTACAAACTGTTAGCGAAGTGGCTCATACCCAAGCCTTACTAGCCAACACAATGGAAAGATGCGTTGAGATCCTTGACCGGATTGATCGTCGAAACGGTCGCGAATAATCCTATCGAGAAACTGCATAAGGCAGAGTACAATTCCTTAACGGGTTTTGTACTTTGCCTTTTTTTATTGGGGAAGATATGGATGACAAGGAATCAAAGAGTTTTCGCTATAGATTTAAAGTAGATGAAGAAGTAGCAGAAATGTATGCTAAGAGCAACTGCAAGGAGTGCTTTGGCAAGGGAGTAGTTCGCTCACAACAGGGGACTGGAGGAGGGACTATTAGACGTGGAGGCTCTGTAATTCAGTCTATTAATTACTGTCAGTGCGTCAGAAAGAATCAAAGGAAATATGGATGAATAAAGAACTGTCATGGGATGAATTTTTTATTGGAATGTGCCTACATGCTTCTAAAAAATCAAAGGATAAGAGTACTAAGCTGGGAGCAGTTATAGTTTCTCCAGACAACACCGTATTGTCTATTGGTTTTAATGGATTTCCGCGTGGTCTTGATGACGAGATCAAAGAATATCACCTTCGCCCTATGAAATACAGCATTACAGAACATGCGGAGCGTAATGCTATCTATAACGCGGCCCGCAAAGGTGTTCGTCTAGAGGGCTCCATTATGTACTTGCCGTTTGAGCCTACTCCATGCACCGATTGTACTAGGGGTGTGATTCAGGCGGGGATTGTCGAGGTTCGAGGAACAGACTTTAAGTTTACCGGAAAGGGAAAGCAGTGGGATGACAACTTAGCTATTGCAAAAGAAATGTTGGTTCATGCGGGCATCAAAAGAACCATAGTTCCAGTTTCTTCTGAGTATGATATTAGAAACTTGTACAAATCTTAATTTTAAAAGTTGAGCGTAACTTTTTTTGGTAGAGTAACGGTGTATATTATAGAGGTCGGGAAGAAACGAGCGAGTCAAATTCTCACCGTTAAAGCGACACATCCCGATCATTTCTAGAATGGTTGTAAGGCTACCATGATAAGCGTCAGGTTGGATGATTACTTTTAATGAACAACAAACTTACAATTAACCCCTAGTAGTCTGACTTCAGCCATCATACGTGTCGCTTTTAAAAATTACGACCCACTCTGTCTGTACACGCATACGGAGTGGGTCTTTTTTTATGGAGGAAATAAATGAGTGCGTTTACCAATTCGTTCTCGGAAGAGACGTGGTTTCAGAAGTATAAGTTCAAGGATGATACTTGTGTAGAGGACACATGGAAGAGAGTAGCAGTCAACCTAGCAGGGGTAGAAAAAGATAAAGAAAAGTGGACTAAGAAATTCTATCAAGCTCTAGAAAATTTCAAATTTGTTCCTGGCGGTCGCATTACCTCAAATGCTGGGACCGGAATCAAAGGAACGACCTATATCAACTGCTTCGTTGATGGGTTCGAAGGCCGAGACAAAGACTCCATAGAGGGTATCTACGGCACTCTTACAAAGCAAGCCCAAATCCTTAAGTCAGAGGGTGGCTATGGCTTCTGTGCTGATATTATGCGTCCTTGCGGGTCTCATATTCACGGCATAGCCAACCAATCTCCTGGCTCAGTTAAGTTCTTAGAGCTATGGGACAAGTCTTCTGAAATTATTACTGCTGGCTCAAATAAAAAGTCAAATAAGAATGAAAAGAACTTCATTCGTAAAGGTGCCCAGATGGTAACAATGTCATGCTGGCACCCCGATGTTCTAGAGTTTATAGAGGCCAAGAAAACCCCTGGTCGTCTGACTAAGTTCAATATGTCGGTGCTATGTACTGATGAATTTATGAATGCTGTAGAAAACGATCAGCCTTGGGAGCTAGTCTTTCCTAACTATGAGGCATATCCAAAGCTATACAAAGAGGGCTGGGATGGGAGCATAGAGAGGTGGGTTGATAACGTAGAGAAAGCGGAGTCATTCAACTCTATCATACGCCTAGAGGAACCAAAAGACCCTTTGGTTGTTCACCATAAATTTGATTCGGCTCGTGAGCTATGGGATCTTATCATGAGCAATACATATAACCGGAACGAACCGGGAGTATTGTTTGTTGATACTATGAATCGCATGAATAATTTGCACTGGTTGGAATGGATAAATGCGACCAATCCCTGTGGAGAACAAGTTCTTCCTATAGGTGCTGTTTGTCTACTTGGTTCTATTAATTTAGTTCACTTCATTGATCCGTTAACAAAAGAATGGAAGTGGAAAGAGCTAAAGGAAAATATACATACAGCCGTAAGGTTTATGGATAATGTAAATGATATTACAAACGTTCCATTGTCTTCTCAAAAGAAAAACCTGAAAGACAAACGACGTATTGGTCTCGGTGTCTTGGGCTATGGCTCTGCTATGCTCATGGCTCGTGTTAAATATGGTAGTCCAAAAGCGTTGAAGATGACAGAAGAACTAATGGAATTCTTTACCAATGAGGCGTACAAGGCATCTGCTTTATTAGCAAAAGAGAAGGGGTCTTTTGACCTATATGATGAAGAACAGTACTTAAGGGGAGAGTTTATTGAGAAGCTTGACCCATCAACTATAGCATTGATTAAGAAGCATGGAATGAGAAATTCTCATGTCACCTCAATTCAACCTACCGGCAATAGTTCGTGTTTCGCGAACCTTGTTAGCGGTGGTCTTGAGCCCTTATTTATGCATGGTTATGTCAGAACTTCCATACAGCCTGTTCCTCCAGAAGGGTTAGCTGTTCCAAAAAATGTGAGCTGGGAAAACAAGAAGTTTGATATAGACAGTTATAACGGAAGCCCTCATACTGATTGGAAATGGATAAAAGAAGGAGATGAAAATCTCTTAGCTACTTCATTTGAAGATAAGACCTGGAAGTTTGACCGTAATAGAGGTCTAACTAAAGAGGAGTGGGTCGAAGACTATGGAGTGTCTATTCTGAAGGGGCTCGACAAGTGGAATCCTGAAGCTCAGTGGGCATCATGTTCTATGGAGCTAGATGTAGATGCCCATGTTAATACAATGTCAATCTTCGCAAAATGGGTAGACTCTGCCATCTCTAAAACCATTAACCTGACCAAAGAATACCCATATGATGACTTTAAAATGGTGTATACCAAGGCGTGGAAAAATGGTATCAAGGGTTTTACTACCTATAGAGCAGGCACCATGACCTTTGTTCTCGCTGCGGAATCATCTTTGGATGATAACGAGGACAAAATCAAACCTACCGTTTCACCCGACCGTCCCCGCGAATTACCGTGTGATGTCTACCACATTAAGGTAAAGGGCGAGTCATACTTCGTTTTAGTTGGATTATATAATGGTGATCCTTATGAAGTATTTGCGGGTAAGAATGGATTCATAGACAAAAAGGTATTAAATGGAACTATAATAAAGTTGGGTAGACCTAAAGGGGTGTACAAGGCCATTTTAGAAGACGGCTTAGAACTTTCCCCAATAAACCAAACGTGTTCCGCTGAAGAAGATGCCTTGACCCGTATGACCTCACTAGGTCTACGACATGGTGCAGATATACATCTGATTGTACAGCAGCTTGAGAAGGTAAAGGGCGATATGACATGCTTTGCGAAAAGTATGGCTAGAGCCATTAAAAAATACATCCCTGATGGTGCTAAAGAAAACTGTGCTTGTCCTGAATGCGAGGGAAAAGAGAGTCTGATCCGTCAAGAAGGATGTATTACCTGTACTCAATGTGGCTTTTCGAAGTGTGCTTAGTGTATTTATATTAGGTATGGCTTGCTTTGCCTATCTAATTTTTATAATAAAATAAAAAGGGAAAGATTTAATGGATGACTATAATTCTCCAGAAGAACTCGTTGAAGCCTATACACAGGGCTTTGCGGGAGCAGAGTGTGATCCAGAAGACCTAAAGGCTCTTTTGGGAGAGCTGCCTATGCCTATGTTTGGTGCGGCAGCGTGGGAACTATCTGAGAGCGGGGCTGGAAAGCTCAGTCTGCCGTTTAAATCTTTAATAAAATTTGATCCTGGGTATGGTCCTTCGGAGCGTCAAACTACGGGCGACTGTGTAAGCCATGCTACTAGAGGTGCCGTTGATATTACTCGGGCTGTAGAAATAGATATTAAAGGAGAGGCTGAATCTTGGGAAGCACGAGGTGCTACTGAGGGGATTTACCAGTCAAGAGACCACAGAGGACAAGGAATGTCTTGTTCTGGTGCGGCACGATATGTAAATCAAACAGGAGGAGTATTGCTTCGTAAAGCATATCCTGATTTCGACTTGTCTGTTTATGATTCATCTAGTGGTGCTAAGCATCGGATACCAGATTCAGTATATAGAACAGAGGCACGTAAGCATCCTGTTAATACTATCTCTTTAGTGTCAACTGTTGAAGAGGCTAGAGACGCATTAGGTAATGGATACGCCTTGTCATGCTGTAGTAGTCTGGGCTTTTCGTCTACTCGTGATGCTCAGGGCATTGCAAGACGCTCTGGCTCTTGGAATCATGCGATGGCCTGGATAGCCTGTGATGATACTCGCGAACTTTTTGATGAGATGTTGTTTTTAATTCAGAATAGCTGGGGAAAATGGAATGGTGGTCCCAAGCGTCACGGTCAACCTGATGGAAGCTTTTGGGTGCGTGAGCGTGATGCTCGATCCATTTTGAATGCTCGCGGTTCCTTTGCGTTCAGCGATGTAAAAGGATTTCCTGCACGTCAGTTACCAAATTATGGCTTAGGAGGTTGGGTATAATGGAAAAAGAGAGTAGGTTAAATTTTAGGGGGCTGCTAGGAATTTTGCTTATCGCTATAGCGTTTTTGTATAAGTCTGGAGGAATATTACCTCTAGGTGATGCAAAGCTGGAGAAGCCAGAAGCAGATATCGTTGCACTTGTTGACGGTATTAGTGTTTCAGATGATGCTGGCTCTAGTAAGCTGGCAGGACTGTTCAATGCTTTATCAGAGAAGCTCGATAAGGTTACGCTTAACACGAATCTCCAAGTCCAATACCTTATGGATTTTATTGGCAAGAAAACATTTGGTTCGGAGCTTATGGACAACGGGTCTCCTAAATATCCAAAGTTCTCTCCATCCGTTGCGAAAGCTATGACTAAAGTTTTAGGGCCACAGACTGATACGGACCCTATAACTGGAGATAAAAAAAGAAGATTAGCTCGACTCTTCTATGGCTTGTCATGGAAACTATATAAGTCTGAACAAGATAAAGAATACGAGTCGTATAAAGCGAAGGCATTGTCAGCGATTAAGGAATATGCTAATGTAGAGCCCGACCCTCCAGACGAAGACGAAGACGAAGACTGTCCGTGCGAGGGGCTGGGATATATTATTCATGGAGATGGGCACCGTACTCCATGCCCATGCATAGAATCTGGTAAGAAATGCACCCATAACCCTAAGTGTGGTACTGAGGCTCCTCCTGTAGAGGTTCCAAAGAAGAAAGAGTGTGTCTCTTGTAAGAAGGCATCTCCACCTAAAGTTTCACCACCCTCGTCTAATAGAAGATATAGACGTAGGGGTATTTTCGGAGGTCTATTTAGACGATGAAATTAGAAGAAATACAGGCTCGGTTTGGGTCAGAAGTTGATCATCCTGAGCTACTTCCATTAGCAGCAAAGGTCTATGATCTAGCTAGTGAAGATGCAAAAGAAGACAATTATACCTTTGATATAGTCACTATAATCATGTTAGTGAATCTATTATACCGGATTGGAATGATAATCTGGAACTGGTATCATCGAGATAAAGAGCTGGCTATTAGAAAAAGCTGTAAGCTTTCAATTTTTCAAAGATTTATCCTATGGACTGTCGTAGCACGCAAGGTTCCGAGAAAAGAAAGAGCCTATTTGTATGACGGTGTTGTGGGTATGGTGTATAAGTTTACTGACGATGAACGTAAACTTTGGTTTAAATCGTATTAATCCTGAAAGGGGAACATAATGAAAAATAAACTATCAACGCTTTTAAAATCCCGTAGATTCTGGGCAGCAGCAGCAGGTTTGGTGGCTGTAGTTGGTCAAGATGTGTTTGGTGTGGAATTAGATACCGAGCAACTGGTTGCTATCTCTACTATAGTTGTGGCATGGATCATCGGTGATGCTGTTCGTGAAACCAAATAAGAGAAGGGGCGAGTAATGGATAATATTTTAGGATTTGTAAAAAACCTTGATACCTTTCAACTTATTCTTCTTGCGGCGGGTGCGTTTTTACTATGGCCTACCATCCAAGGGTACTTAGGTGACTTCTGGGATGACTCAGAGAAAAAGCCTGTCGTGCATAATGAATCTGAGTTGGCCGATCTAGTATGTAAATGGGAATGTCTTGCTGATGGTTGTCGTGAGCACGGCTTAGACGAGGCTTGCGTTAAGCTTAAAGAAGTCTTCCCTATGTTAGTTGACGCACACAAAGAGGAAGAAGAAAACGATGTCGAAAAAGAGAGAAGAGAGAGCGGGGTCACTACGTAGTTGGATGATAGACAAGTTCTTGCTTGAACTTGGAATTACTCGCGAGCATGTTGCAAAGGCGACCAAACTATGGGATAAAGTTGATGTTAAAGAGACTCCTGATGGGGTTGAAATTAATATTAAGTTAAAAAATATCCAAGTAAAAATAGACACAGATTAGTGACTTAGGGGTTGTGGAAACACGGCCCCTTTTTTTACATGAATCCCTAGAAAATGCCCTTGAGGTGTGATAAGCCGCTATAATTATCTTTGTAGGGCTGTTTTTATAATCCTTTCGCCGGAGTTTTAAAATGCTTGAAATAAAGCACCAACCATGTTTAATCTTAAACCAAGACTATCGACCCTTGCTGGTTGTTAGTTGGAAGAGAGCACTATGCTTGGACATTATCGGTAAAGAAATGCCAGGAGAAGGCATCCGTGTTATCTCATACTACGATGACGACTATGTTATCTCCGCAGGAGGAGATCCGTTCCCTCTGCCTGCCGTAGCTGTATCTAACCGATACGTTAAGCGTCGTCGTAAGATTGCATTGAAAAAGCGGAACCTATTGATTCGCGATAATCGCTCTTGTCAATACTGTGGAGAGGGAGTACAGCCGGGGAAATCTACTATTGACCATGTTGTACCAAAGTCTCACTTTGATGACCCTGTAGAGGCTCATACTTGGAACAACACAGTTATTGCTTGCTGGCGTTGCAACTCTTCAAAAGGAAACAGAACTCCAAAGCAGGCCAATATGCGTCTATTGGCCGTGCCTAAAGAACCTGAGAGTGGTTCGTTCTATGTGGGGCTATCCCCTTGGCAGTCCATGCCAGAAGAATGGAAGGATTTCGTTAAAGTATGACGCACGAAAATCGTTGTGATGGCTGTAATCGCATGTTCGACGATGGTGATAATGTAACGGTACTCATCCCAAATGTTAAAGTTACGAACAGATATAATAAATCTGACGCATCTGTTCGCCTCAAAATGTCTCCTGACGCCGTTGAACTAAGAGCGGCTAAGCTGTACTGTAAGAAATGTTTAAACTACTCAGGATATATTCTGGAGGAACAAGAGGATGAAGAGAAGAAATCTACTTAAGTCTATGGCAACGCTTCCTTTTCTGGGGGCGTTGCCTTTTTTAGGCGAGAAGGCTGCTAAAGCAGAGCCTCTAGTCAAGGGTCGTGGTCCCAAATATATCTCATCAGATAATATTAAAAGCGTGAATATTACTATCTCTTATGATCTAGAGCAAGTCTTTGAGCTTGGTCAAATAGCTTTATATGAAAACCCTGACCGTTTTCGTACAATTGATGTTGAGATAGAGATAGAGTACAAGGGTATTGTCACGATCATGACATTACAGGCACTAGGAGATCAAAATATGAGATGGGACGAGTCTCCTGCTCAAAAGTCCTTCCATAATCGAGATGAACCTTATCATATTCTTCGACGTGACGGAAAGCCTATATATGATCTTCTGGAAGACCATCCTGCCACTCCTTATGGTGAGAAGTATGAGCTGATTATGATAATAAAAGACGGTGGAATAAACAGTGAAGGAGGGAATACCTATAGGAGATGCACCATCTCTGATCTAAAATTATGCTGTTTACAATGGTCTCCTATCCCTCCTAAAGAACTAGCAAAGGCTACTATCTAAATGGCTATTGAAATAGATGATGTTCTCCGTCATTTTACAGACAACCTAATTGATGACCCCATTCTGGCAGAACATTATTTTCTGGATGGCCACGAATTGACTGAATCTGTGCTATACTTTATTGAATGGCAACGAAAGCGTTTTCTAAAAGTTATGAAAACTAAAAGAGGACGAGCAAGAATTTCTTACGAGGATGTAGTAAATGAATATAAACAGAAGAAGCTTCTTTAGAACGTGTGCTATAGGCTTGGCGGCTGCTGTTGGAGCGAGCCCTCTTTCCCGTTCGGGACAAGCTAAAGACCTAGTAGACCACACAAAGGGGGTCGAGCCTGCATCATTAGGGGTAGACGAAAATCTAGTGGAATTCGATTATGGAGAAGGTTTCACTAAAAGAATGAAAGAGGTCATGAAAAAGCAGAAAGCAAATCCTTCTTACTACTGGGATAAAGGTAATCTTTCCGATTTATATATATCTCCAGAGGCTATGGAGGACATTAAAAACTGGAGTGTCGATCAAATAGACGAAGAAACACGAAAAGAAATATTAAGTAACTCTTCGGAAATAGCTCATATGCATGGAAGCTCAATTGGTGTATGTAAAGACTTAGACAGGGAAGAGATTCATGAATTAGG